AATGGCGCATGATTGCGAGAGCGTAATGCTCAAACGGTCAAGCGCCATTTTCTTTTGGAGGTATTATGCGAAAGTTACTTGAGACAATTTTTGAAAAAATCAAAAAGAGCCATGAGTACCAGTCTATGGAAGACCTGTACTACATGAGCAAGGAAGCCATGAAAACCGACAACGGTCTTGGTGTAGAGTTTTTGAAACTCCTCTCTGCTGAGTGTGAGAGAGTCATGCGTGACAGGTCTATATCCGGGGAACAGGTGCGGCTGGTTTATGATTTGCACAGGCGAGTTTGTCTTACTGCCGCTCCTTACGATTTTGACTGCTATCTGCTCTATGTGGAATGGAACCGGGAGCCCGACAAGAAGTTTTACCCTCCCCGCCGTAAGGTTTTGAAGCAGGTGGTGGACGCTCTGCAAGAGCTGGCAGACGATAAGCTGGATTTGTTGGCGGTCTCTCTCCCACCGGGCGCAGGAAAAACCACTTTGGCTATCTTCTACCTCACATGGCTCGGCGGGAAAATCCCCAATGACCCAATGTTGACCGGCTCGCACTCCAACAGCTTTGTACGAGGGGTGTACGATGAATGTCTGCGCATATTTGACCGCAACGGAGATTATCTGTGGCACGATGTTTTTCCCGACATCAAAGTGTCCAACACCAACGCCAAAGACTGCCGCATTGACCTTGACAAGAGACAGCGTTTTGAGACCTTGGAGTTCACCTCCATCGGAACCGGCAATGCTGGTCTGTATCGTGCGGCTACTCTGCTCTACTGTGACGATCTGGTGTCGGGTATTGAAGTCGCATTGTCAAAAGAGCGTCTGGATAAGCTGTGGGAAACCTATACCACTGACCTTCGACAGCGTAAAATCGGAGACCACTGTAAGGAGCTTCACATTGCAACCCGTTGGTCTGTCCACGATGTCATTGGTCGGCTTGAGCGGGAGTATATCGACAGTGACCGGGCAAAATTCATTGTGATTCCCGCTCTTGATGAAAACGATGAATCCAATTTTGACTACGCTTATGGCGTGGGGTTCAACACAACATTTTACCATGAGCAGAGGAACATCATGGACGATGTGAGCTGGCGAGCACTGTATATGAACGAGCCGATTGAGCGTGAGGGCTTGGTTTATGCACAAGACGAGCTTCGCCGTTACTTCGAGTTGCCGAAGGAAGACCCTGACGCAATCATCGGTATCTGCGACACCAAGGACAAAGGAGCGGACTACGCTTTCCTGCCGGTGGCGTATGTGTATGGGCAGGATTATTATATTGACGATTGCGTGTGCGACAATGGGCTACCCAACATCGTGGACGCTCGGCTGACGGAAATCCTTGTGCGAGACAAGGTGAAATCCTGCCGGTTTGAGTCTAATTCCGCTGGGCGGCGGGTCGCTGAGAAGATACAGGAGGAAGTGAAGAAAAAAGGCGGTATCACGCACATCACTACCAAATTTACCACCGCCAACAAGGAAACGAAAATCATCGTAAACAGCGCATGGGTCAAGGAACACTGCCTGTTCAAAGACGCTTCTCTCTACCAGCGGAAGTCAGACTACGGCAAGATGATGGATATGCTCTGCTCTTACACAATGGCTGGTAAGAATAAGCATGATGATGTTCCCGATGGAATGGCAATGCTGGCTGAATATGCCCAAAGCCTGAGCGGACAAAAGGTGGAAGTTTTCAAACGACCTTGGTAATTCACAATTTCCACCGAGTTTTCAACAAATAATTCTTAAAATAAGAACCACAACTTGACTTTTGAGAATTGAAATGCTATAATATATGCGAAAAATTATAGTTTGAGTTTGGCGCATGATTGCGAGTATGGCGAAAGCCTTACGAACAGTCATGCGTCTTTTTATTTTCGAGGAAAGGAGGGAGCAATCTTGGGAAATGTGATCGACACCTCAAAGCCGGTGAGCAAAACCCGGCAAATGAGCGGCAGACGGGTTATCAAGTCCAGCGTGAAGGAGATTACCAACGAGAATGTGGTTACGGTTTTGCAGAAAGCACTCAACGACCACGCTCTCAACCGCAGTGAGATTGATTACCTGTGGAAGTACTACAAGGGCGAGCAACCCATTCAGAATCGGACAAAAGAAGTCCGTCCCGAAATCTGCAACAGGATTGTGGAGAACCGGGCGAACGAGATTGTTTCCTTTAAGGTCGGTTATCTCTGCGGAGAACCTATCCAGTATATCGGCAGGAGCACCGAGGAAAGCGTCACCGCTGGTATTACGGCTCTCAATGAGCTGATGTTCGCCGAGGACAAGGCCACGCAAGACCAAGAGATTGTGGAATGGCAGATGATTTGCGGAACCGCTTTCCGCTTGGTGTTACCCGATGAAGCAGACGATGAAGACGAGTCCCCGTTTGAAATGTACACGCTCGACCCCCGTGACACCTTCATAGTGTACTCCAATGAAATCGGGAACAAGCCGCTGATGGCGGTAAAGTACAGCAAAGACGAGGACGAGGTAACGCACTATTCCGTTTACACCGAGAACTACTACTGGCTGATTGATGGGGACATCATCAATCGGGAGGAGTCCAAGGCTCACGCTCTGGACATGATTCCGATTTTTGAGTACCCGGCGAACAACGCTCGGCTCGGCTCTTTTGAGATTGTCCTTCCCCTTCTGGACGCAATCAACAACACTGAGTCCAACCGTATGGACGGTGTGGAGCAGTTCATTCAAGCGTTCTGGAAATTCATCGGTTGCCACATCGAGAAAGAGAAATTCAAAGAATTTCTTGCGGAGGGAGCCATTCTCGTGCCGCCTAACGACAATGGCGGCAACATTGATGTTGACCTCGTTGTAAAGGAACTGAATCAGGGGCAGACGCAGACGCTCAAAGACGATCTGTACAACGCTGTTCTCACCATCTGCGGTATGCCCAACAGAAACGGCGGCAGTTCTACTTCCGACACCGGGGCGGCGGTGCTCCTGCGTGATGGCTGGTCGCTTGCGGAAGCGAGGGCAAAAGACAGCGAGCATATGTTCAAAAAAGCCGAAAAGAAAATGCTCAAGCTGGTTCTCCGTATCTGCCGAGACCTGTCTGACATCAATCTCCGCTTGAAGGACATCGAATTGCAGTTTACCAGACGCAATTACGAGAATATTCAGAGCAAGTCTCAGGTGTTGGTGTCCATGCTACAGCAGTCGAAGATTCACCCTCTGTTGGCGTTCCAGCACAGCGGCCTATTCGTAGACCCGGAGAGGGCGTACACCATGAGCATGGAGTATTACGAGGAACAGNCCGAACAATCCGAAAAACCCGGACAGTTCGGACGAAGACGAATAATTAAAGCGATTTTCGCTTGGTTATGGTGAGGGAACACCTTAAAACGCAACAGGGAGACAACCCTTCAAACAGAAAACCGTGTAGAGTGAACTACCTATGAAACGCAAGGAGGAAATCAGTATGAACCTTAAAGAAGTGCTTGGGGACGCTTACAAAGAGGGTATGACCTTTGAAGAGGTCGAAGCCGCTCTGGAAAAGGTAACTGTCCCGGAAGACCATTCCGCTGAAATTGAAAGGCTGAAAAATGCCCTCTCCAAGAGCAACAGCGAAGCCGCTGGGTATAAGAAACAGCTCCGGGAGAAAATGACCGAGGACGAGCAGAAAAAGCAGAAGGAACAGGAGGAGCGAGAGGAACTTCAAAACAAGTACGACAAGCTCCTGCGTGAGTCTGTTATCGCCAAGAACAAGGCGAAGCTGGTTGCTCTCGGCTATGAAGAAGCACTTGCCGATGAAACGGCAGAAGCTATGGCAGACGGCGATTCTGAAAAGGTGTTTGCCAATCAGCAGAAGCACCTCGCTTCTTTTGAGAAAAAGGTTCGTGCCGAAGCTCTCAAGAATACACCGAAACCTACTCCCGATGGAGATTCCAAGACCATGACGCTTGAAAAGTTCCGAAAGCTCGATCCGATGGAGCGTCATAAGTTCTCTCTGGAACACCCAGAGGAATACAAAGAATTTTATGGAGGTAAAGAATAATGGCTTTTACACACACTATTTATGACAATTTCTTCCTCTCCAACGAGGTGGAAGACCAGTATAAATCTCACCTTGACCTGCAACAGTTTTGCACCGTTGACAACTCTCTGGTGGGTCAGCCCGGTATGAAGCGCAAGATCAATGTCTACAAGGCTACTGATGGTACTGAGAAGCTGGCTATGGGTGCTGGTAACAGCAAGACCATTCAGGTTTCCTACACCGAGGAGGAATATGAGATTCTGCTTGCTCAGAACCGTTTCGAGTACTATGACGAGCAGGCTATGACCGACCCCATGCTCATTCCTGTCGGCGTTCGCCACATGGGTACGGATATGTTCAACACCGTCAACAAGGACATCTTCGCAGAGTTTAACAAGGCCACTCTCTCTGTTGCGGCTACCGATTACGGCTTTGGCTCTTTCGCTGATGCTGTGGCGAAGCTAAACCTTGAGCAGATTGAGGGTGTGAACATCTTCGGTTTCGTCAATGCGGCTGACATGGCTTCTGTCCGTAAGGCTTTGAAGGAAGACCTCAAGTATGTCGAGTCCTTTGCCCGTACCGGCTATGTCGGCACTGTTGCGGGTGTGAACCTGTACACCAAGAAGGACGCTGTGACCGGCACTATCATCATCGGTACTCGTGAAGCTGTCACCCTGTTCAACAAGAAGGGTGTGGAGATCGAGCAGGTTACTGCCAACAGCCGTTCTGAGACTGCGGCAAACACCCGTCTGAACACCATTTTCTCCCGTAAGTACTATCTTGCGGCTCTGACGGACGCTACCAAGGCAGTTAAGATTACCGTCAGCCCCGGCGTGTAATCGCAATATAAGGAGGACAGAAAATGTATCGAGTAATCAGCCCGTTTCGGGATTTGAAAAACGATGAACACCTCTATCAGGAAGGTGATATGTACCCTGTGGAGGGGTACAAGCCCACCAAGGCTCGTATCAAAGAGCTTGCGGAGGGTAAAAACCCGCTGAACCGGGTGTTCATCGTGAAGGACACTACCGAGGAGACCCCCGGCGATTCCACCGAGGGTGAACCTGAGAAGGACACTACCGAAGAGACCTCGGAAACTAACGAATGAAAGGAAGGTGAGACAGCATGACGCAGGAAGAAAAACTGACCGCTCTCAAGGCCATGGTAGGAAGTTCTGACCCTGACGAAGTGTTGTCCACCTACCTCACTCTTGCGGGAAGAAAGGTTCTTGCGAAAGCCTATCCGTACCAGAACGATGTAACCGAAGTCCCGGCACAGTACGCCTACCTCCAAGTGGAGATTGCGGCGTATATGCTGAACAAGCGGGGAGCCGAGGGACAGACCTCTCACTCGGAGAACGGCGTATCGAGGAGTTATGAGAACGGTGATGTCCCCTCCTCCATGCTGAAAGCGGTCGTTCCATATTGCGGGGTGATTTGATGAAGTGTATGAGCAGAAATAAAGCCCGATTCTTCTATGCCCTGTATGATGGTAAAACTCCTATCACAGACGATTATGGAAATGTGACCGGCGAATACGACATTCACCATGGCAAGCCTACAGAGTTTTTCGCCAACATTTCGGCGGCAAAGGGAGAAACACAGACCCGGCAGTTTGGGGAAAACGAGTCCTATGACAAGGTGATCGTCATGGACGGTGACGCTCCCCCGATTGACGAATACGCTGTGCTTTGGGTTGACCGCACACCACAACTGGACGAGGAGGGCAATCTTGCGGTGAATGAAAAGGACGAGGTTATTACTCCCCATGATTACATCGTGAAAAAGGTTGCTAAAAGTCTCAATGTGGTGTCGCTGGCGATAAGCAAGGTGAG